CTAGATGTTCTAGCTGTGCTAGCTTTGCTAGCTGTGGATAACTTTAAATAAAACCCCTCAGGAACCCGTTAAGGGAGCCCAAGGGGGAACTGGAAGTAATTATAAGCTAGTCACAAGAGTACGTAGAAGAGCATCAACAGTAGACACATCCCCATTAATCAAGGACATTATAAAGAGGATGATGATAATGATGATTTTGATGGTGATGAATACTTTATTTTTAGTGTTATTGGTATTGTTCATTGAGGTCATTCCCATAAGGGTCTATAGGCACCTAAGGATTCCCATAAGGGTCTATGGATTCCCATAAGGGTCTATAGGCACCTAAGGATTCCCATAAGGGTCTATGGATTCCCATAAGGGTCTATAGGCACCTAAGGATTCCCATAAGGGTCTATGGATTCCCATAAGGGTCTATAGGCACCTAAGGATTCCCATAAGGGTCTATAGGTATCCTAAGGATTTTTTTAAGACCCCATCATCACTGATACCTTTTACTTCTGATACTTTCATTTCTAACAAAAAAGGGGAGCTAGAAAAGACCTATATGTATATCTATATATGTCTTTCCTAGCCCCCCCTAGGAGTATGGATTTTATTCTGAAATGCCCTGTTTTCTCTATTACATTGTCTTTATTATTTACTGAACAAGTGTTCAATACTAATAAAGTATATTTCAGTTATCACTTCTTGAATGTATACCCTTTATCCTTATATCTGTCTACACCCTTAGAGGTACCTTTAGTGCTGTGTCTATCTTCAGTTACCATCACACCTCCGATATTGGACGTATAGAATCCATACAGGGACTCCATAGACTCCTCTAGCCATTCTTCGGTTAGTTCGTTAATACCTTCATCAGCATCTATGCCCATGAAGTCCACAAGGTATTTAACTCCGATTGCCAGAGCATCCAGACGGTCATCATGAATAAGGGCACCCCTATCAACAGTGATACGAGTGAGCTGATAGAAACAAGCATATTTGTAGTCAGATTCAGGTACGGTAGAGTAGTCATTCCTGATACACTCAGGAGTGACACACATTTTATGGTTAGAGATTACAGGTTCAAGAGTATCAATGATACGCAGTTCTTTTTGTCCTGTGGATTTGACTTCAGTAACCCCACAGTTACTATAGGTTTTCTTTAGTACAGGTTCAAAGAGCTTAAGGTACATTCCGTCGCCAAAATTGCCTTCAATGACCACTTCATTGACTTTGTACTTCTTAGCTACCTTAGCTAGCTTATTGAGGACTACATCAGAGTAGCCTCCCAATAGACCCCCTACTTCCATAACGTAGATATACCCATTAAGGTAATACAGGACTGCATAACCTGTTTCGTCTTTCGATTCTATGAAATTTCAACAGCTTTCCACCCTTTATGATGCTTACGGGTTCCCTTAGCAACCTTACGAAGGTTCTGGGGTGTAAGGTCATGTTCCCTACAGAACTCCACAAGAGATTCTGGGGTGTAAGTTTTACCATTGGGGTCTGTAATAAGATAACGCTTACCAGTACCGTAGTTATGGGGCATATTCTCCTTCTTAAACCTAGTATCAAAGCACTCTCTACATACAGTACCCGTTCTACGTTTAGGCATAGGTTTGCCACACACGGGGCATCTAACGGTAGCGACATTGCCACCTGCCATTCTGTTCCAACCCATATTTAGCTCAGGTCTCAACACATATTCCATGTTAAGAGCCTCAGCTTTAGGGAGCATCTTAACAAGAGTTATCTCAACATTTTCTCTACCAAGTTTCCTAAGGATTTCTCCTACAGGACGCTTTGAGCAGAAGTGTTGTGAGAGTCTATAACTCAAAGATCTTCTAGTAACGCCTACATATCCACTTGACAGGTCGTTATTACCTTTTTCATGGATGTGGTACACTTTGTACAAACGGGTTTTAGCTCTAAAGTTGTTGATTTTCATATTTATGTTTAGTAGTTGTTAATTACTTTCTTATGGTCGCCCATAAGTCCAGACTATATCTTTTTCACCCCTGTTTCCCACTAACACTTAGCGGTACATAATAGTCGTTACACCTTCCTAAATTAGGCTTGGCTCGGTATTATCTCTTAGAGACGTTCACCGAATTTAAGGGTTTTATTTAATGACGAGGCAAGACAATTCACCACGTCCCGAAGGGTCAACACATAGGATTTTATGCGTATAGGGCACTACTTCATTGGATGAAGTATGATAGTAGAAGTAAGAGTCTCCCTTAAGGCCCATCGTAGGACACTCATCAACTGAAACTCTCTTAGAGGGCTCAGGAAGCCACGTGAGCTTCATTGGAGCCTCGTCTAAGGGGAACATACCAACCAACAGGTCACGAAGCCGTAGAGGGTATTTATCAGCGTCTGAGAGGGTCGTATCAAGCATGAACTGCAGAGCGAAGCCTGCCTTACGATAAGATAGTTCACGCTTCTGTAGATCTTCTTCAGAGAATCTAAGGGGGTCTGTGGGTTTACCTGCCCAATGCTTAGGATCCTTGTCGTACTTGTCAGCAATGATAGGGGCCAATCTATCGCCATAGGAGGCTCTATGAGAATCATCATAGGGATACCTAGCGGGATAGATTACAGCCGTGTATCCGCGCTCCTGTAGCTCGTTATAGAGGCTCATCTCATTCTGAGGGGTGCCCAGATAGATGATCTTTTTACCTTCACCAGGCTTTAGGACAGCGTCGAACTCTTTGACGAGCTCGAATAGCTGGTCTCTAAGAACCTGAGTGAAAGAATTAGATGGAACTTCCACCTTTATGTTAAGGTAAGGTCGTTAGTCTTACCCCATCGTCTTTTCAGAGAATCCGCCACATTTTCAGCGGCAGAGACAAACTTACAGTGATCCCTAGAGTAGAGTTCACAATTGCCCTTCTTAATGTCCTTATCAAGGTGCATGCTAGAGTCCTTTTCCCACTCTTCATATCCTTCTACCTCATGGATAGTATTCAAGAAAGTGGTGAAGTTATGCCATCTAGGATCTACTACACAGCCTACATAGCTAGAGCGAGGCCCGTAGTTACCGTAGGCTCTCTTCAGCATGTTAGTCCACAGGTCATAGATCTTACGGACGATGCTATTAGAGCCTCTAGCAGGGATTCTAATAGGAGACCCAAGAAAGCCTACACCGTAGACTGTAGGTTCCATAAAGTCTTCAAACTTTCCTGCTTTAATGTTACAGGTTTGAACATCAATGACTGTTCCAGTCTTGACAAACTGAATGACAGCCCTAGGATGCTTGACTTTACCATTAGGAAGTTTCTGCTTCTTAGTTCTAGACAGGATCTTAATAAGACCCTTAGGAGTTTCGTAAGTTTTGTTAATTTCGTACATAGTTATGTTCCTTATAATTGACGATGCTTCATATCTCTATGAAGACCAGACTATATCTTATACCAAAAGGTATCCCCATTTTTCGAGTCACTTGACCCTACATATAATAGTCGTTACACCTGCTAAATAGCTCGGCTCGGTATTATCTTTCCTAGTTAGGACTGAGTTCCACCGAATTTAAGGGGTTTAAAGACGACATGGTTAAAGTTTATCGTCTGCGACAATGATGTCTGCACGGGAACCCGTTAGCTGGCCCTTAATACCCACAGACTTAACTGAAGGTGAATGGTCTGGCATGGCAGGGCCTACATCAAAAAGGTTCTGAGTATCTCTTTGACCTTCTCTAGCCTTTAGGTGGCTCAGAAAGGACAATTCATTGATGATTTTCTTAATAAACGTAGCATTAGCGTCTGCTCGTTCTTTGTTAGCAGACACTACCATGATCTTAGTCTGTGGATCCCTCCAGAGACTCCAGACAACGTATGCACACGTAATAAAGGATTTAGCTACACCACGGAAACCCATTAGGATCATTCGGTCACTAGGGGGGTTCTGTAGTAGCTTAGCAATGTCTACCTGCAACGTGGTAGGAGAGGGCAACCCGATAGATTTCCAAACCAAAGAGGTAAATAGTGGGAAGTTCTCATAGTAGGGGAGTAGGGCTTTAGCCTCTTTCTCAGTTAACACTAATGTCTCCCCTATAGGAATTCTCGAAGTTCTCCTTAGTAGCCTTCAGGAGCTTACTAAGGGCGTTCTCTTCACCCTCTCCAGCCTTAGGGACACAGTCAATGCCATTACGTTCAAGTTCCTTAATGATTGCATTATAGAGCTGTGGAGACCTCTTATCGGGGTTCCTGAGGTCATTAAGCATGTTCTGAAGCATCTCCTCATGGATGTTACCTAGGAGGCTCTCAAGTCCTTTATAGTCCATTGTTCTTTTCCTTTCTTTTCTTTTCTAACCAAGGTTCTACCCAATGCTTTTTAATCATTGTGCAGATGCCTACAAAAGTATATATAATTGTGATGACGTACACCCAATCGCTAAGAGGTAACCCGAGAATCGCAGCACTGGATACTGCCAATGAAGGAGCTACCTGTGCTATGATCTCTGCTAGGTTACCTGGCTCCTCATCAAGGGTACTCATTCCTCAAAGAACTGCTCAAAGTTAGCTTTCTTGAACCCAGTGCCCTTCAGGAGCTTACCGTCTTCCCTGAATTGAGGGTTGTAGTTGCCCTCACTGTCATAGAACTTACTGGAGTATTCAGACATCAGTTCGTGCATACCCTTTTCAAGGTCGTACCTACAAACATTAGCGTACTGAACGCATACCCAGATAAGGTCACACAGCTCCTTCATGTCGTTAGGAGTGTCGGCGTTCTCTTGGATAAACTCATTGAACTCCTCAATAATGCACTTCTGGTACAGTAGCTTCAGACGCCTAGTATAAGGAGCATTCTGGTTAGTTCTCTTGAGCCAGATTCCAAGTTCCTTCTGGAGATTTCCGATAAGCTCCTTGGTTTGAGCTTCCATAGTATTCTTCATTTTATTCTTTATCCTCTTTTACATACTCTTTCGTTCGTTAATCTCAGCCATCTTGGCATCGTTCATTCGGGAGTTACCGTTGATGTTAGAGTACCCCAAATAACCACAGACACGGGAAATGACAGACAAGTTACTAGAGCCACAATAGGGGCACGTATTACCCACATTAAAGCTATGTTGGTGACAGTCCTCACAGTAAGCCGCATCAAAGTTCACACCCTGATAGAACCCGTGAGCCATACCTCGAAGGATCGTGCTCGTGAGAGCCAACTTATTCTCTGGGTTGTCAATGCGGACATACTGGATGTGTCCACCCTCGATAAGATGGAAGAGCTCAAACTCAAGATCCTGCTTTTCAAAAGGGGTAATGTCAGCAGACACATGGATATGGAAGGAATTGGTGAAGTAGGCTTTACCTTCAAATTCATCCTTAAGGTTATTCTTTGCACAATACTCATGGTACTGAGTCATCTGAGTACCACAAAGGGACTCTGCAGGGGTACCATAGAGTGCATAGAGATATCCGTCTTCCTTCTTAAACTTCTGCACTGCATCATAGATGAACTTAACGACATCCTTAGCCGCCTTCTGTCCCTCAGGAGTCTGCAGATCCTTACCGCCAGTAAAGAGGATAGCAAACTCATTCAAGGCAGAGATTCCAAAAGATGCTGTCATATACTTGGTAAGCTCACCTACCTCATCTTCAGGCTTAAGGAAGCCCTTATAGAAACCCCCCTGACAGAATGCCATAGGATTCGTGCTGGCCTTAGCATGCTTAATCATATCATAGCGACGCTTAAGGAATCCTCGAATCTGTTCAAGGTTCACCATAAGCTCTTCCCAGAAGTTACCCTTAGATGCCTTAAAGATCAACGGGAGGTTGAGAGACACCGCACCAATGTTGCATCGCCCAACAGACACATACTCGTTAGTCTCAGGATCTTTCCAAGGAGTGAGGTACGCCCTGCATCCCATCGGATGGATAACACACTGCTTATTAGACGCCCTGTAGGTTTCAGACACAGTGCCATGAGGAGCGTTAATAGCTAGAAAATCAGGGTACATGCACTTGCTGGAACATTCAACAGCCTTCTCGAACACATAAGCGTGCTCATCACTACCATGTTGTTCCCAATCATAGAGATACACGAGCTTAGGGAACACAACCTGTTTACCCCCATGTCCCTTCATGCGGGTATCAAGGATAGTCTCACAAATCATCTCAAGAAACGCCTTGTCATCATCATCACGGAGATCGTTGCTCCACTCACCAAAGGTAAGTGTAGTGAATGCAAAGTCGCCACGAGAACACGGAACAGTATTGAGCTTCAGTTCAAGAGACTGGAAGCCCTGCCCCAACTCACGCTTGAGTTCTTGCATAGCCATAGCACGTGCTTCATCGAACTCCATATTGCACTGGTCAAAGTATTTCTTAAACGCATGCTCATACGTTTTCTTAGCATACGGGAGGAGCGTCTTGTCAATCTGAGGGATAGTGAACCCACCGAACTGCTGTGCAGTAGCTACAAGGGTGATGTCACCGATCACCTGAAGGGCACTAAGGACACTCGTAGGCTCCGTATAGGTAACATTGGACATACTAAAGCCACCCTTAAGAACAGTAGCCATGTCAAAGAGGCAACAGTTGATTGATCCAAAGATCATGTCTCGAAGGTCATGGATGTAATACTTACCGACCTTAGTAGCCTCTTTCTCTTCCTTAGTGAGGTAGAATTGCTTATACAGTTGCTTAGTAAGATAGCCCTTAATGAGGGAGCCTTTGGTAGACACAAGGGAACTATCGAAGTTGGCGTTTTCCTTGTCTCCCAAAAGAAGGACAGTGTCTGCCTCATTCTTAACAGCTTCGAAAGCCTTAGCGTAGGTGTTCTTATAGTCTCTAAACTCCTTATAAGATTCTCCGATCTTCGGTGCATACTTACAAAGAGCTTCAATGACAATAGCGTGTAGCTTTTCAGTAGGCACCTCAGCATAGTTGCTGTAGACAATGCTCTCGATATAGCCCCTAATCTTACCAATGTCATACTCAGAGTACGTAGCGTTAGCCCTCTGGGCGGCCTTATGAATAGCTACTTCAATCTTGTCCCAATCCCAGCCTTCGTGGGTACCATCTTTCTTAATTACTTCCAGTTCCATATTGTATTTAGTTATTTAATTAGTGTTGCTCTTATCCGTGAACTGTACCTTAGCAAACTGCTTTATGGCAGTAACTTCCTCAGAAGTAAGCTCACTAGTGATATGGGCATAAACCTTCTTCGTTACGTTGTTGTCTTCGCTATACACGATGACATCAAAGGTAACCGTAGGAATGTCGGGTTTCGTTGTAAAGAATGCCTTACGGTTCTCATACTCACAGGCGCCTACATTGCCATCCCAATAAACTTGTATATTCATTTACTTAGTATGTTAGATAGGTTCAGTAGTCCTACGGTAATTACTGTGCGTAGACTTCCTTGGCATTCTTGTCGGAATAGTTCTCAGCCTTGAGCATACCGTTCTCAGCCTGAATAGCAGACACTACGTTCTGATTGCCTCCACCGAAGAGACCACCAAGGAGACCATTGCCGTTATTAGAGCTATTGAGGACACCGAGAGCAAGACCTGCGATACCAGTACCAAGACCCGCACCAGCAACACCCTTAGAAGCAAATTCTGCCATAATTATATTTCTTATAAAATAAAGTAACTTAGATAAAGAAACCAAGGTGTCCATAGTTACCCAAAGAACACCTTGGATATAACCTTAGATCCCTACCTTAGCGAGACCCAAGGGTTCCGATTCAGAGTCCTTACAGAGGAACTTAGGCACATCAGGCCAACGAACATCCCTAGGAAAACCTTCCTGTTTAGGAACGTCTCTAAGAGCCTGTCTGTAGACCTTAAGTTCCTCAAGGTTCTGAGGATTCGATGGATAGTCAGGCATCATGTACCAGTCAGTTTCTGCGAGCCTTCTGTTTCGCTCCGCCCGTACCTGAATTACAACCTCTTCTTGCGGCATCGTAGGTGCATGCCCCACTACGAAATACCGTCCGTCGTAGGCTCGTTCAACCTCACCAACCTCCGTATAGCCCATAGATTCGAAAAATTGGATGTTGTCGCCTACGGCGATAAGAACTTCGTTCGTTTCTTGGTCGTGAATTTTATAACGACAAATCATATTTATCACCTCATTGGATGGAAATAGACATTACCTACGTTTGAAACGATATATGTTTCTCCAGCCCGTACAGGAAGAATTCCTGTAGCCGTCCCAGGATATCTGTTTTGGTAGAACTCAAAAAGTTTTGCACCGCTGGCTTTGTGTATGACTTTACCGCCCGTATAGTCACCGCTATTCATATCTTCGAGCCTCAGCCATCCGTCTTCAACCGGAGTGAAATCCCCTTTTGAAACTTGAACAAAAAACGAATAATTCGGCAAGGCGCTTTTTATTTCTATAGTTACGTTACCTGCGTTATTGGGCTTTTGACCGTTAACGCTTTTTACAGCCGTTCCAAGATTGGCCTGAACTTGGGCAACGGTCGTCAAAACATCGGCCATATCCACAGAACCTACATTAGTAGCAATACCGTAGGCTACTACACACATTACCCATTCGTGTGACACGGGCCGAACAGTGTCAGATGCACCATAGATTGTGTTGGAACGCAAAGCATCAAAGTTAAAGTCCTTTGCATAAATATTGTTTTTCGAAGTACCTGCCCCAGTGAATCCTCCAGCTGCCCCAATCCTAAAAGCACCCGAGGTTTCTGTGTCTTCTGGGTTAATAGTCCACGCGGGGGAATTACTCCCAGATTTGTCGTAAACTCTACCCGTAATATTTGGCAACCCTGCTTGATGATACGTAGTAGTCTGAGCCGCGCCCATAGCCACCTGCTTATAAGGAGCGAACTTAGGAGTCCTAAAGTTCGTACTACCATCACCCGAAGAGTAGAACGGGCAGAACCCATTGTCTCTCGTAGCAATCTCTTCCCATTCAGCTTCAGTCTTCACCCACCCTTGAGTTGTAATGTAATCAAAGAAGTCTTTATATAAAGCTCTAGAATACATAGCTCCATTACAAATAATAGAGTCAGCAGGCACTGTTCCGTAGGGGTGAAGATAGTGGAAACCTAAAGGTCTTACAGTACCGAGCTTACTTAGCTTTTCAGCTAGTTGATTAATAAATTCTTGATCTTCCATTGTTTATCCTTTAGTAACCACAGGCATACCACAAGCCAGAAATATCTTCGTCGCAAGTGGCGAAAGTTGAGAAACTAGAGCGGCTCTTTTCTGCAACATGGAAATTGTTATATTGAGCAAAAGGTGGCCCGCCAGCGCAGCTTTGAACCGCGACAAAGTAATTACTTGAAGAAAAAGTGGTACATAATTTAACGGTTCTACTCGTGTGCCCTATGGCCGATTGTGTAATACCACCCTGTTCAATAAAACCATCAGTCCACTTACGATACCAAGAGTTACCGTCAGAACTCGTACCAGTCTCCTTAACATACCTTCTACTTTCCAACTGACCCAACTGAGCCTGAATGGTAGCTAAGGCTGACTTAATCTCATCAAGCGTGGGATCTCCTGCGCGGACAGAATTAGCACCATTTATAGCCTTATCACAGGCATCAAGGATACCCTGCTTCTTGGCATACGTAGGAGACAGAGTGTCACCAATACCATCAACCTTAGAAGACACATTAGAGATACTCTCACGGATAGCCGTAAGGTCTACCTGAAGATCCGCATCATTAGCCTTAGCATCCAAGGCAGTCTGAAGGCTAGTCACATTGGCAATAGTATGCGTATGAGAGGCATTAGCCTTACCTGCAAGACCCGTCTGAAGCTCACTCTTAGTAGCAAGACCGCTAAGATCTTGTTCAGGGGGAGTACCAGTGATCTCACTATACGCAATGCTGTCCTTAGATGCAAGGGCACCGAGCGTAGGCTTGTTCTTGATGAATGCCTTTGACTTAGGATCAGTAACTTCCCAGTCAGCGTTTAGCTGTCCAGAAGCCGAAGATTCAGCATATTGCTTAGCGAGATCAGCTTGTTTCTTAGCTTCAACTTCAGAAGCCTTAGCGTTCGTCTCAGAGGTACTTGCCGCAGTCTTATAGAGAGCCGCATTGTCCTCCGAGAGCTTAGCTGCCTTAGCACTGTTACTCGCATTAGTAGCTTGAGTCGTAGCAGTACCTGCAGAAGCACTAGCACTATTAGCACTGGCATCAGCCGCAGTAGCAGACTGGGAAGCACCAGTAGCGCTTTTCTCAGCCTCAGAAGCCTTAGTAGTAGCTAGAGTAGCCTGTTGAGTAGCGATGCTAACCTGCTCCTTAGCCTTATTAGCATAGTGCTTTGCAGAATACTCAGAGTCATCGACAGTACCAGTAGTCTTTGTAGCCCAATCCTTAGCCAAGGAGGCACTATCAGAAGCGCTCACCTCAGAAGCCTTAGCATTGTCTTCAGACTCCTTAGCGTTCGTCTCAGAGACCTTAGCGTTCCTCTCAGACACTTTAGCTTCATCAGCCTTTTGAGTAGCAATTACAGCATTATCATAAGCATTCCCCTCAGAGGTTTCAATATCGATTTGTAGCTGTCGAGCATCTTCAAGGATTGCTTGGTTCTCTGTCTTGACAGCATCAGCATGCTTAGCCGCAGATACTGCAGTACTCGCAGAAGCCTTAGCGGTTACCTCAGACTCCTTAGCATTAACTTCAGAAGCCTTAGCGTTCGTCTCAGAGACCTTAGCGGCATCCCTAGCGGCTTCAGCCTTTAGCTTAGCCTGATAGGCACCCATAGCATCATCTTTGTAGAACTTGAAGTTAACCGCATCGTTGTCACCAATAGGATCACCAACATTCACAATGCGGTGTCCCCTAGCGTCCCAATTACCTTCCTTGTTTACAATGAGTGCGTCATTGATGATGTCTCTACCTTCTTCAGCAATATGGATAGTCTGAATTGCAGAAGCATCAAGGTCTTTAGCCTTGAGTACCGAAGCGTCCTTAAAGGACACGATACGGTCAGTAGCAGACGTATATCTGCGAATAATGATTTCAGTACCACTAGCGGGAGCTGTATTGAATCTAATGGTAGTCTTATCTACAAAGAAGTAGTCTTTAGTGGTGTCACCGTAGTCACCTCCAAGTTTCTCTCGGGAGTCTACGATGACCTTCACAAACTTCTTTGCTAGATAATCAAAGGGCACATTGAAGTCTGTAGTAGACCCATTGCCCTGATAGTTAGCAATAGTAGAAGCCATTGTTTTAGTTATCTTCTTGATCAGTAATATAGTTAATCAAAGATTGCTGAATAAATGGGGCATTCGGAGTGACAGCTTTCAAACTTCTGCCGAAAGACTTTGCATATCTCTCTCTATCACCTTCTGTATAGTCGTCTTCATTGAGGATCCCTGCATTAAACAGGTTTCTAGTGTCCGCCTGAAGGTTATAGAGACCGGTAATAGTTTGAGCCGCAGGAATGTTGGCGAGCAAGCTATTGAAATTCAAGTGTTCAGCCTCTTCATCTAGGATATAGCCTTGATCCGCAGTGGACTTAATGCCAGTATTAAACCCTGCAAGAGAAGCAAGCATAGCAGGCATAGCCAGAATACTAGATCTACTCATACCATTAATACCAACATTAAGGATAGTAGTCCAATCCACATCCCTCAAGTCTGAGACACCGAACACTCGTTCAAAGTAATTTCCTCTCTGCTCATCATTCATACCAGAAGCTGTAGCAAAGGTTTGCCCAAGGGTAGACAAAGTGCCAAGAGCACCAGAGATAAGCCAAGTCATAGCTTGACCTGAGGCATCCCCCTCTTCAAACCTAAGGGCACTCTTAGCCAATCTCTTGTTATAAGATCTAATAGCAAAGCTCTTAAACTGAGTAAGCAAACCAAGAATTGGGGAATTCGTAGAGCCTCTCCACATATAGGCATCAGTGAGACTCTGTCTCTGGATAACCTCAGAGGCAACATAATCACCCAGTCTACGCATGATGGTCATGCTCTTTACATCATTTGCAATAATCGAGTCGTATACATCAGGTTTTACTCTGATCCTACCAAATTTGTCGATCTCAGTAGCCTCCTTAAAAGCCTTAGTGAAATCAGCAAAGTCCTTAGGATTGATATTTAGCCTATTAAGAGTCTTGCCATCTAAGAAGGCAACCTTCCCCTTAATACCATGAGCGTGTCTTGCAAACTGCCCAATAAAGATGTCTTGAGCTGTCGACACAATGGTTTCTTGGGACTTATTGAGGTACTTAGTAAAAGGCGAATTAGTAGCCAACCACTGAGTGCCCGCAACCAATCTAGCCTTATACTTATCGCCACCAAACTTATCTAGGTTTCTATCGTAGATCTCAGTCCAAGCTCCTCTTACTCTAACCTCCTTACCGAAGGCCATGTCTCGGAACTCATCCCTTTCCTGCTTAGTCATACCACCCTTAGACCAATCCTTGATCTTGTCAGGCATACCCGGAATAGACTTAAAGAAGAAGGAAGCGCCAAACTCTTTAATACCCTCAGCAGTCTCAAAGTGGTTTAGGACACCCATAAAGGCATTGTGAGTAAAGAATGTAAAGTTCCTAAGAGCGTCTGCAACTGAACTACCCCAAGAAGAAGCATCTTCATTGTCCATGCCTGATCTACCGTAGTAGTCCGATAGGTAAGCCCTAAAAGCCTTAGCCTGAAGATCTCGCTCGTCAACAGAAGTCTCCTTAAGGTACTCCCCTAGTTGCTTATCCATGATGTCGGAGAACTCCTTGAAACTCTTAACACCAAAGGCATCATTGAGGCCCATGTCACCCGAGATACGCATGTTGTATCCGTTCATGGTTTCTACAATGTTTGTCTGAAGCCTACTAACAGAGAACCCGTCATTATCCTTAATAGTGAACTTCCAAGGGGTTCGTTCGTGTTGGTAGTTGTGGGGCATGCCTTCACCCTTAGGGTCATTCATAAGACCCTTTTTGATGGCCTCTGATTGATCCACATAGCCCAAGGAATCGTCCCAAGCCTTCTTTTTAACCCAAGCAATAAAACCCTCCTGATCGGTGGACACCTTAACCTTAGTGTCCTTGGCAGGAGTATCCTTAGCCTTAGCCGCCAGTTCTTCTTCATATCTAGCCCTAAGGAGCTTAGTGTACTCAGGATCCTCAAGAGTTCTAAGGAGTAGCTTGTAGACACGTGCCCGTGCTTTATTTACTTTCTCCCCATAGGAGCCTGTAAAGGTGTTGAGGAAGTCAGACACCTTGTTCTTGCTAAGCCAGTGGCTTTCGAACTTATCATTAGACACAGCGGATCTAGCAAGGGGCTTACCATATTCGATGTCACCAGTTGCCTTAAGTTTCCTCATAGCATCCGTCTCACCAATCATACCCCTAGATTGAGCCATGTCACCCCACTTACCGTAGAATGCACCCATTCGCTCAACGATCTCTTCAAACAATTCATTACCGTCAAGATCGGTTGTATAACCGTCTCTTCGTCTACGAATCATTTCATCAAGATCGTCACGATCCATTCTGGTCGAATCAAGGAGTTTGAGGATGTCGTCTGCTACGATGTCTACATCTCGCTCACCATTCTTTCTATAGAAGTCTCTAGCTTCCTCAGCTGTACGAGTAGTCTCAGCATTATTGAATTGCTTGAAAGTAGTTCTATCGCCTCTTTCAGTCTTACCTAGGGAGTCCCAAATCTTCCTGACAGCTTTACCCGCACTAGTCTCAGTTTTTACTTTATCAATGGCGCCTTGAACAGTAATTGTAGGGAGTTTCCCCTCAAGGTTCTTAAGAGCACTATTGAATGCCTCATGAATCTGTGTCTTCTCAATAGCCTCAGGAATGCCAGTCTTCTTAAAGACGTCCTTGGCACCTGAGGCAATCTTTTCAGAGTACATTCGTGCACGCCTAGACGCATCCCCTAGCTTAGTAGCATCATCCTTAAACTTAGTTGCTCTAGCGATTCCCTCAATGGATGCACCAAAAGCCATACCAGTGGTCATATCCATAAGAGCATCATTGTCGTCACCAGATGAATAGTTATTGAGCTGTCCAGAGGCAACACCCATTACGGCGCCGTATCCAATCCTACCAATAGCGCTACTAGAGCCAAAAACAGGCAATGCGGTAAGAGGATCACCAAACATAGCACCAGTGCCAGATACAAGATTGTTCCAAAGGCCTGCTTGTCCCTGAGCATCTCTATACTCCTGTACACTTTTAATTACTTCGAGGTTACTCTTAAAGTCCTCACTGGAGGATGCACCCTGGAGGACTGCTCTATATCTATCTAGATTATAGCCAAGTTGCTTAAGAGCATCCCAACGCTCTTCATCAGTTGGAACATAGGTGTTTTTGGCAAGACCTTCCTCATACCCGTAAGCCTTTCTGATCTCTACAGCGCCCCACTCATTAGTAAGGCCACCTACAAAACCAACTTCAGGCTTTGGCTTCTTATGTGCTTCTTCGTATTCTTTTTCTTCAGAACCTGTGAGACCTCTAGCGACGACAAACTTATCTGTAAAATAAAGACCGGGGTTAACGGTTTTCCACCCAAGATCTTCTGGAGAAGCATCGGGAAAGATAGGCATTAGTCCTCCTTATTAAGGTATTCTGTATAACCCTTGACGTTATGGACAGTCTTTCTGACTAGCTTATCAACAACACCAAGAGGCTCAACCTTAGTTCTAGATTGTTCATCAATATACTTCATAAAGCCCTCATGAATACTCTTTCGATCCCATCTAGCCAGTAGAGACCTAGTGTCTGCGTCAACAACTTCAAAAGAATCCGTCATAGGGTTGTACCCTTTAATGACACCTTCTTTTGCGTCCTTCTTAAGGGTTTTGATTTTATTGGTTACTTCTTCCTCAAACCAATCCCTAGTAGCCTCAGGTCTGACACCTTTAATCATGAAGAACTTTGCAGGGATCCTAGAGTCATCAATAGAAATAGTTTCTTTGTCAAGATCCTCTCTGGATCTATCCATAGCGTCCTTTCTAGACATGCCAACATTCATGTAAGCATAAGTCCTATTAACCATGTAGCTTTGAGAGTACAAATCTCCCTTAGCATCCTTGGCTAGATTGTCGTAGATCCTCTGTTGCTCCTGTCGACCTTCCCTAGTTTCGCCTAGTTTCTTCTGTTGCTTGAGGGCGCTCACACATTGATTATAGGTCATCCCAAGTTGGTTTGCGTTCATCATTGCAAGAAGAACGTCCATATCATAGGAGCCCATACCACCAAAAGCTGTAGCAAACTGCTTAGGGTTAGACACATAAAAGCTATACATCTTATCAAGATAAGCAGGCTTTTCAATACTAGCGGCATTAGAGTTCTCAAGGGATAGAATGTCAGCCTTAATAGCCCTAACAACATTGTTACCTACCTTACTAAGGTAACTAGAGGCAGGGTTATAGCCACCAGTTGGATTACAGGCCATCTCTAGGATGTCATTTTCAGTGATTCTCCCATCCTGAACAGCAAACATGAACTCTCTATCAATATGTTCTTTAGTAGTCCCTACGACATTCTCAGGATTAGTCGGAAGACCCCTAAGCATGGACTCAATATAGTAATTCGCATTGATGGATCTACCTTCTTCCTTAAGGGCATCAATTGAATTAGCCGTGTTCTTAGCAATCAAGGCTCTCTGTTGATCTCTAGCACTTTGTAGTGATCTAGTAAGGTACTCTACTTCAGCGCTTACAACACCGCCTGCCCTGTCCTTTGCAAGAGCAAGCTCCTGCTCAATAGAGCTTGTATCACCATTAGCTACCCAATTGTCAACCTTAAGAGCCTGAGAAGTCCAACGTTCAGCATCAGCCTTCCATGCGGCATTGCTCGCAGTTTTGAGAGCTTTGTCCCAAGCAACAGCACCTACCATATCCCTTACAGAGCTCTTACCATCAAGAAAGTAAGGCTTCCAGTTCTCCAACTGCTGTAGGATATAGACACCATCCTCTCTACCTGCAATGTCCTCAAGGAGTCCAGAGACCATAGTTGCTTTATCTGCAGGAGAATAGTGGGCTAGCTTAGGGTTCTTCTCACCATCAAAGACATCAAGGATAGTCCCCACAACGTAGGCCGCATTCTTAGAGAGATCGTTAACAGCGCCCCTAACATCAGCCAAATCAACAAGTTTAGCCTGTTCCACAGACCACTTGTTATTAGACTGAATGTTCTGCAATAGAATCTTCTGTCTACTTTCAGGACTCTCTGCATAGAAACCCTTAGAGAACCAAGAGTCTTCATTAATGTCGTACCCAAAGGAGTCTCTAACATCCTCCATGGCCTTACGAACATGCTTGAAATACTCTGCGTCGACTTCTTCAGGGGACTTTCCGTTAAACTCGTTTCTATTTACTCTATCTTTGAAATCCTGTTCTGCAAGACTAAAAGCCAACTTACCATGTTGGTACTTAAGTCTAGACATAGAGACAGGGTCATACTGGAAGGGAATGTTGTTGTTCTTAACATCCTCTTGGTACTCCTCAAGGGAGTGAGTACGCAGATACTCATCAGCTTGCTTAAAAGCCTTTTCCTTATAGGCGTCCGCTACAGTACCTAGCTTTTTAAAACCTTCAGCAACAGTAGACAACCAATCAACTTCTTCCTGAGGGGGCTTAAGGCGATCCTTAATGTTAACCTGAACACCCTTAGCTTCCCCTAGTTTAGTCATGTCCTGACTAAAGTAATTCCAATTATAAAACTCTTGCTTAGCAGAGGAAGCCCCTGCACTATTCTTATAAGCCATTAGTAAAAGTAACCCCCTCGTTCTCTAGGTAGTACATTAGAATTATAATAATTAGACCACTGTTGAATGAAGTCAACATAGGGCTTATACTGTTGGTAATTAGCCATTACGTTACCAAGGATGTTACCACCAGTATTGGATGCAATAGACGCACTAGAAGATGCCACACTCATACCAGTAGATGCATGTAGACCTGCGCCACCAAGACCTGACAGTGCCCCTGAGGACAGACCCGTAGAAGCGACAGTAGTAGCACCGCCAGCTACTGCACTATTAGCCGCGAGACCATAAGAAGACAGGAAGCCAGAACCTAGAGAGGTGCTAACAGCCCCTGCACCACCGATGCCTGCAGAAGCACCCGTAGCAGAAGCACCCGTAGCAGTAGAAGCCGCGGCTGAAGAAGCGGCACCACCAACGGCACTACCAATACCTGCAGTAGCGGCACCCAAAGCGGCACCCGTAGTGACACCTTGGAATAGCTGTGCGTACAACTTAGAACCCTTAATAAAGCTATTAGATAGATTATCTCTAGCCTGTTCTACAGCGTTCTTAGTCTCAATGTAGAGAGCCTCCTTTTGAGACCTAACGTTCCACACATCAACCTCATAGGCTTCCTTTAGAGCAGTCTGCTGTCTAAGATTCGTGCCTCTAATAACCTGCCCAAGTTTATCTTGAGTCCTGCCTTCCACACCCGATTCAGCCTGAGCCGCCTCAACTTGTGACTGATTTTGGAAAGCACTCACCGACATGCTGAAAAGGCTGCCAACTGCAGAGTCATAAAGGGATCGCTCTTGTCTATTCAGAGCGGCTTGATTGTAGTTGTAATTAAGTTGCATGTAATACATCTGCTTCTTAAAAGCCTTAATCTGATTTCGATTAGTCTTTGAAGCACTGTACAATGTACTACCACCACCAATTAATGCACCAACAGCGGCGCCTACTCCAATAACTACACCACTCATTCTTTAATCAATTCCTTTCTATTAGTTGTTAATAGCATCCACTCAGGAGTAAACTCTTTCTCGCATTCCCTTAGGTCAACCTTATCAGTCCTAAAGCACATCGTAATGTGCGTGTCTTCAAGTGCCCTAAAGGCTTGCCTACGACCACCCTCAGCCTGAATGACGTTGTAACCCTTAAGCCTCCCTACAGTATTCCCTAGGGTAACATAACAATCCCCACTGACAATTACAGTGGTAGGGATTTTGATGTATGCACCAATAATAGCTACATCCTTAGGGATAAAACAGGTTCTGTAATACACCCCTTCATAAACAAAGTGTTCAATGGGGATCTCAACTTCATTACAGACACAACTCTCCATAGCATGAATTGCGATGTCACAAAGCATGTTATTCTGCTCAGGAGTTAAGGGTTTCAACTTCATACGCTACTATTCCTTCTAATGTAAAGACCTTCCCAACCACCTGAAATCAGGTTAACAGGCTGGACATTGTCGGAGCAGACAGTAATGACTACTTCATCATTATTGTCTTGAATTGGGAACTTAAACTTACCCGTGTAAACCTTGTTTGCCCCCAAGATAGTCGGAGCTTCACCAAGGTTCCTACCAGTAAACCTATACTTAAAATGCTTTTCCTTAAGGTCGTTATCAACCTTGCATTCAAATACACCAGACTTACTATAGTTAAACCAGAAGTATCTAAGCTGTAGCCTACCTTCAATCTCAGAGATAACACCTCCAGTATCCGTATTCTTCTTAAAGGACTGCTTAGAGAGAGTCACACAGAATTTGTAGGTAAGACCCACAAACACCTCAACACCCCTCATGTCACCTTGGATCCTAAAGATCCCATTGGAATCCCAATCAGCAACCTCAGTAACGTAACCGTCTTTAGTAACAATGAAATACTTATGATCCTTAGTGGATGGGATAGCACCGTAGATATCATTAAAGGACACCTCAGTGTAATCCTCATAGTCACTGTACTTGTTGGACTGAGGAATTGTGTACTTCTTCTTACGATCCATAAAGAGCCTAATAGGCTCATCAGAGAAGTCAACAGCATTACCTGTCAGCAAGGCTTTCTCTAGATACAGACCATTCGGAGAGTTAATAAGAAGATAAATCTCTGAGTCAACAAATTCCGTTAGAAGAACCTCAGAATTCTTGTTTGCAAATTCCCACTTGAACCATGCCTGTTGTTCACTAGTGGCGTTAACAAGGATAAATTTATAACAGTATACGATATTAGGAGTAGTAGAGGAGATAGCCGTAACTACGTTCCCTGTGGTGTTCCCAGAGAGTCTAGTGATGCCCTTAGGAATGTACGTAGGCACATGTGCGGCTACGTCTTCAGCATCCTTAAGGTCAGCCACGTCCTGCAAGGAGTAGTAGCGCATCAAAGAACAGTAGTTTACTCGATCATTCACAAAGAAGATCGAAGGGCCGATAGAGATAGGTTGAACATTCGTGTCATAGTCAAAGTTAGTGATCTGGTCACACTTGACACTCTTAGGTGTCATGACGTCATCACTAGACAACACAAACTGACCTTCACGGGAGAACAACATAAGCTCTCTCGCAAAGGGGACTGCATGAGTCAGAATGGCAACCTTATTAGAGGAAACCGAGACATCAATAGGGTCAGTGTCTGCAATAGCCGCAGAGGACTTAAACCAGAAATTAAAGAAGTCGTTGGTTGCACTAAGGATAATGGATTCATCAGCGATGACCCCTAGGCGATTACGATAGAAGAAGATGTCATTGATCTTTCTACCAATAAACGAAGGATCAGGGTTAGTGTCTTCATTACCAGAGCCCCTATCAACCCACGGGAGCTTCTTAAGAAGAAAACTTCCATCCTCCTGCCTAACAATAGCGTGAGGCATATTCTTAGGGTTGATCTTAGTTGGAATCCTAGGTGCTACAGTTTCCTTCCACACCTTATGGTCGTCGTCCCACTTTACATAGAAGTCATCATCTTCGGAATTCTTTTCTCCAGACACCTGCATGATGTAATACTCAGGCGCAATCGGAGGGAGCTTATTAACAGCCGTAACCTTACCCATGTAAGCAATAGCGTTCTGGTTACCAAAGCTGTCCTTAACGAGAACATTGGGAGGATCCCACCCAGAATTAGCTTGGATCGTAATAACAGAGTCGCCAACTAGACCTACTTTATAGCGACTCATGCTTGCACTAGACCTAGAGTAACCCATAGACGCTCTACCACCAATCTGATTCACTAGGTCATCATAGGTACCACCAACGTCAGGATCACCACCATCAGGTTTCCTACCAGTATTAAGAAGTGAATACAACGCTCTTGCAATAAATGCAGTAGTAGTCTGTATAGCTTGCTTAGGTTCGCCACCGTCAGGTGTAATAACGCCGCACATATACACACCATCCACATAAATGGCGTAAGTCTTAGCATACTGGGCATTCTTGATGTACACTAGAGCAGTATTCTTGTTACCCGCTGGGGATAAGCCTTCTACAGCACCGACCTCCTTCTCAGTGTTCAAGACAAAGGTGTAGTCAGCAACAGTAACTGCCTTTAGTTTGCCCTTAGGGTCACTAGTGGTAATGTACTGTTTTGCCTCATCATCTTCAAACTTGCATGTCTTAGGCTCACCATTAAGATCAAAGATTTGATATTCCCCAGAGCCAATCTGGAGAATGTACTTTTCCTGTTCGTCTCTATTGATTACATGGTACTTCTTCTTTGTAGCGTCAACATGGTCAGACAAACGTTTGATTGCAAGAGTCGGAGGTCTCTTTTGGAGACCCTCAACTTCATTAGGAAACCCATTGACAAGCTCAGTTACCTGATCGGGAAATCTGATGATGTCAGGCTGTTGAGAGACACCACCTTTAAATGAGTGAATGCTTTGAGACACTAAAGACATGCTTAGCTCCTCTGAGTCTGCTGACTGATGAACTGGTCATCATTGAGAATGTTATAGTTACCATCCGTCAGTTCATAGTCTACAATGTCTGCATAAGCCGCACTCTCCTCTAGCTGAAGATGTGAGTCGATGTCCGCAGAGGTAAGATACCTCATCTGAAAGACTCTACTGGCTCTAACAGTAATATACTTTCTGAAGATCTGAGGAAGCTCCTCAAAAGGGAGTTCCCTGACAAGTTCATCCAGAGTGATGCCTTCAGGGAACTCTAGATTCCCTGAATCAAGATCATAAAAATAGCCTTCTCTACTCACGAACTTATAGCTAGTAGAGACAGCCCTTAGGAAGTCTCTACCATAAGCAACTTTGTTAGTAAAAGAGTCAGGCTTCAAGGTAACACTGGTGAGAGTGTTAAAGCTGTAACCCCTAGACTGGATCTCTTGACTGACAGCCTTAAGGATTCTTACAGCATTCAGCACATCCACATTAGCATCATCCTCAAGAGAATTAACAGGGCTAGAGCCTACGGATGACAAAATTTCATTTACTGCATCAAGTTCAGTGCTAGGAGTTACAATCATTATTTTTCCTTGTTGTTATTCTTTTCGACGGTTCTTCGAGGCTTAATAGGCTTTGCAGTTGCACTAAGGAGACCCAGTTCCTGAGCCTCCTCGGGGGTAAGCTGATACCCCCACTTGTGCACCTGACAGAAGTAAGTAGTCTCGTAAGCCTTCTTTACTTCTTCAATGGTCATTTATTATTCCTGAGCAGTCTTAACGAAGATACCGACAGCTTCGGGACGGAGACCACCGTGACCCCAAACGGACATACTTGTCCGCTAGACTATCGCTTACCCCTTAGGGTTCTTTTCATTTAGTCGTTGCTTGTGCCAATAAAGGATCATCTCAGCATCATGTCTTTTAAGCCTAAGATGCGGGATGATTGCCTTTAATACTTTAGTAGCGGTTCCGTAGAACGATGCTCCAAAGTTTAATCGAAACTCTTTAATGTTTTCTTTTGTTGTCTTGTAGATCTTACCGCCATAGGTATTTTGGATTAGCTCTACAGAACATACATCAGATTTTTGTACATGGATCTTAAGCCAGTGTTCTCTATCGGAACACCTTAGATATCCATCACCATCAATGTATCCTGCTAGCCATGCAGGACTAGCATTCTTTTTGTATCTAGTTGGGCCTGTATCAGCCCTAGATTCTTTAGCAAACTTTCTAAGCTCATCCACCTGTTCTTGGGTGAGATTAACTCCTGAAAGTTCTCTACGCTTATCAAGCATTCTTTGGAAGTGCTTCCCTTTAATTACCATGTGCTTGATAATATGTGGCAAGAACTTTTCTAAGTCATTCTTACTTAACACTCGCCAACACTTTTGATTCTTAACTTCTATATTGTGGATGCCTCCTACATCGTAGGCATCTCTTAGATCTTGAAGGAGCTTAAAGCCTCTCCCTCTATTGTCAATCTGAACAATTGAAAACTGTAGACATATACGAAAATGACCGTCTACAGTCTTATTAAAGTAAAAACTAAGGGCTCCGTCTGCATCTACGAACCCCGCAACATATTTATTTAGAGTTTCATTATAATTACCCATCTTTGTATACACCTATACTGTTTTATGAGTTATTTGGCTTCAATCGGGTTGTCTATAAAGAGTTTCCCGTTATTTAGAAAAGATTACGCGACAGGTTAGTTTATCGCGTACTTGGCAATGATCTGGTCAGCCTGATATTCAGCTCGACGAGCACGTTCCATAGCGAGATCCTTGAGCTTCACCGTACCAACAGCGGAACGATGGAAGACAATGCCCTGAAGACCCGCAGTCTTGATCTTAGCATTAAGAGCATGCTTACCATCAATGCCATCATTCAGGAGGTGCGGAACTTCAATGACTTCAAAGCCACAAATCGTCTGGAGCTTGCCCGTGTTCGGATCAAAGAGGGCATGATAGTTAGCCGCATCAGGCATAAGAGCCTTCATGACAGCAGAGTAGCCTTCAGGCGTGAGAAGGCAATAGCGGTCACCCTGCGGGACGTAGTTCTTCGTCATCTGAGCACGAGCCGCAAGGAGACCCTCAAGGATCTTATTGCCATACCCAGCTTCCTGCTCAATATCAAGACCCGTAGCGAATTCAAAGGCCTTACCCGTACCGAGAACCTTGTCGGCACCCTCACCATTGTCGGGAATGTTACCATCCTTGTACTTAGCGTCCTTAGCGGCCTCATTGGCAAGCTCATTGATAATAGCACAGTCAGCGCCCATAGCAAGAGCTTCACCAAGCTGACGGGAGTATTCAACTCGAACGTCATAATGGTTCATCGCATCGTCGATATCCGTGATAAGGCAGTCAGCCGTAAGGAGACCGTCAATAGCGATGACACGTTCATTGTGTTCCATCTTCTTACGCTGGTCATCAAGGGAGCTACCCGGAGCAAGATACTTAGCACGGGTACGGCCCATCACAGCGAACGAGGCACTCTTCAATGCCTCACGTTTCACATAGACGTTACTCTATGCTCCAAATAGGATGCTGTGGAATCCTATTCAGCATACGGTTTCCCGTATGTTCAGACTATATCTTAACAATTGTTCCCATGCTCTTCCAAATATCGGATAGCATTTTCTAATCTATAAGGAGAGTCCTTAAGAAGACCTATTGCAGTATTACACTGCATACAAAGAATGCCTCGTAGTTTACCTGTTTTGTGGTCATGGTCTGCCGCAGGTTTTGTATATCGTGAACTTCCAAACTCACACCCACAAATAGCACATTTACCACCTTGCAAGATCCAAGCCCTTTCGTAGTCTTCAGGAGACCATCCAGTAGCTCTAAGACGGATCTTAGCTTTCACACATTCTTTACACGAGTTTCGAATACTGATGTATTCTTCACCATTCTTTTGATTATCCTTGCGAATGTAGAAGTCCTCCACGGGTTTCTTCTGTCCGCAAGTAGCACAAATCTTCCAGCCTCTTTCGAGAGCTTCTTTAATATTTTTACGCAATTGTTGTTCCCATTTCGAGTACCACTTGGTACCCTACGTTATAAAACTAGTCGTTGAACCTTCCCTTCTTTCGACAGGGCTTGGCTTCTGATTGGCTTAGGCATTACCCCTTAGCTTTCCAGAAGTTAAAGAACTTTAGGCACAGCAAGACTTAACCGTGCGAAATCGTTCGAACCTGATGACGAGACATCATAACGGAGGTACGAGCAAAAGCAGTCAGAACTTCACCCGTGAAGACCTTCATAAAGAGTGCCTCACGATCGCCCGTAGAGAGAGCCTGACCAGGATTGGAAATACCAGCAGCATCAAGAGCAGCCATTTTTAATTATTTTCCTTTTAAAGTATATAAGATTTGTTGTTATAGATAAAATTAAACACTAGTGGCCCACATTCTCTGTTCGACCTGTCGGGTGTATTCAGGATCCCTGCCATAGCGCTTATCGCTCATAGCCTCGATCACTTCAGATTTGTTTGCAAACCCCTTAGGACGATTCACAGGAGTGGCCGTACCGCCATGAATAGACTTATTAGCGGTACCCATCTTGGAAGTCATCTTAGACTTCATGCCTTCAAGCATGAGGGAGACAGCTTCCAGATTATTGTTGTCGATTGCTCTGTTAAAGGAGTCAATCGTCTTCTGAGGGAGATTCTTGGATGCCCAATCGACAATACGATTGTACTCCTTAGTACCCCCTACGGAATCATAAACAGCCTCAGTGAAGCGATATTCAAGAGCCTTTCGACTCTCAATGAAGCCCTCGATAACCTCAGAAGGATAACCTGCCTTCTCAAGTTCAGCAACGGTTTCATCGGAGAGCTTACCATTCTCCTGATATTCTCGGACAGCCTTATTGAAGTCAACACCCTTTGCCTTAAGGGAGGTCTTCACGGCATCAATAGCCTTTTCGTGCTTGTCTACTTCTTCTTGAAGATTCTCTTGATCTTCATTTCGATCATGAACAGCCACATCATCAGCGTGGCCTTCAGTTTCATTAGCTTGTTCTTCATTATGTTCTTCCCCCGACTTTTCGTTCTGAAGAAGGGGGTCTCCAATATCAGGGTCAACCTCAATCTGAGTCGTAGAAGACTCCATGATCTCGATACCCTGTGCTTCAGCCTCCTCAGTGAGAGACTGAGGTTCATTAAAGTCAGTCATTAGTTATCCTTTAGTTATTCAAGTGCTAGCTGTGCTAGTGCTCTAGCTGTGCTAGTGTGCTAGCTGTGCTAGTGTGCTAGCTGTGCTAGTGCTCTAGCTGTGCTTCATTGACAGCCATCTGTGCACCTGCGTCAATACCCTGTTGCTGGGCATACTGTTCCATAGCGGCCTGTTGTTCTGCCTGAAGTTCCTCAGGAGTCTTCACTAGACCCGTAGCATCAATATGAGCCGCTGCAAAAATCCTAGTAGCAAGATTACCAACGTTGAGAGCCTGTAGAAACTCAGGGAACTGTTGCATCAACTGCAAAGCCTGAGCTAGATTGTTAAGATCCTGTCCTCTACCAAGGGCATCAATACCCGTGATGATGGAGGGCTCAATCTCTGCAATACTCTCGTCAACCACAGGGAGCAAACCCTGAGATTGCATCTGATTGTAGACACAGGCAACAAGAGGAAGCTGTAGCTCCTGAGACAGGAGAGAATAGACACCACCTAGGGTATCCTCAAGTTCACCTGCAACGTACCTAATCTCTTCTGCGGTAACTCTGTCTCTACCCACAGCACCACTCTGGACTGCAGAGTTCAAGAGGAACGCATAAGACAAACGAGACTCAATCTGTTGAGCTGTAGTGAGTACCGTCTGCATATCCATGCTCTTATTGAGTTGCATGGGAACAACGTCCTCCATACGGCCCCTAACAAAGGCACCGTTCGCCGCCTTAGCCAAAGCCCTGATGTTCGTCTGACAAGCAGGAGACACGAGGTAGAGAACCTTAGAGGCAATCATGGAGATATCCACAATGCTCTTAGAGAGATTCTCAAGGGAGATAAGGTCGCCTAGATAATCCTCAACAAAGGATCTACCGTAGTGTTCCCCGTCCTTCTTATTGAATCTAAGGGGAATCCAAGGACTCTTGTTTGCAGGGTAAGTCTGCTCACTGCCTGCAACAGGTTCACCTTCAATCTCCTGATAGGATTCCCACTGATAGGTGTCTCCACTAGCCACACGGTAAATGTGAGTATAGATGTCTACCTTTTCGTTGATAGTAGGTTCACCAGAATCAGGGAGAACAGACTGCATGGAATCAGGAAGACTACCACGGGAAACAGTGTCCTTAGCAACAATCTGAAGGACATTGCCAATAGTGTCTCTCTGAACAGCGTACTCACGAAGAGTATAGCACCTCATACCACCTTCAGCAGGAGGCAGGAACAGAAGTGCATTACCCGCAATGATAAGTTGCTTAATGGCTTCAAAAAGAGTCGGTCTAAGAGACTGAGACTCCATGTACTTAATCATCTGTTGTTCCATCATGGACAAACCGTATTCGATATTGTCCTTCAGCTGGTCGTCAGCAGACTCATTAAGTGCTACAGTCGACTCCGCGTCCAACCCCAGTCTAAAGAAAGGTTGATTAGGAGGCAACAGAGAAAGAAGAAGCTTAGAGGCAAGATTGTTAAGACCCCTAGCACCCACAGAATTGTAAGGAGTGGAATAGTTAGTACCACCATCATCAGACTCCTTAGGAAAGAGCATAGGGATCGTGTAGGTTGCACACTTCTCTGCTCTCTGCGTGTACGGGTCTCTGTCTGTCGTGAGCTTGTCATAGGTCGTCTTAGCTCCTTCAAGAGGGATATTGCCTGCGGTATGTTCACTAGTTGCCATTCCAACCGTCCCACCCAGCATTCAATGATTGATTACCAACCATCATAACCCTCCATGTTAGACAAGATTACGGCCTGTACCTGCAGACACATCAGCATTCCTTGCCTTATTAATTCTAAGACCCTTCTTACCCTTACGAAGCTGAACCTTTGTGGTTTCTTCCTTCTTCTCAGCTTCACCCTCAGGGTTCGCAAGCTCAAGCGTAGGAGCAGGCGTAGGATCCACTGAGGCTCCCTGCCCACTGTTGCCCCTACCAGTAATCTTGTGGACAATCTTCTTGAAAGGCTTAGTAAGCTTACTAAAAAATCCCATTAAATTTCCTTGTAAAAAGTTTTGTACGAAGAGTAACCCAAGTGTTTCTCATAGGTATTTTCCAACATCTTGTTGTTGAGTGTGTTGGCATTAGAGAAGGCCAGTAGTCTTACGTTAGTACATGCCCTATTTTCTAGAGCATAAGCCATTGCTCTAGACAAACCAAGACCCTTTTGGAAAGCTACAGTGCACTCTTCATTTAGAAAAGTTACTCCCTCAGGTGCATACCAAGGTCTCCCCCTAGACACTAAGGATGCACCCGAGAGAGCATTTTCTTTGTTATAGAAAACAAGGACGATGAAGTCTTCAAATTCACCACTAATGACACCCTTAAGAAACTTACGAACTACCTTTACGTCAGCATATTTCTTAATGAAAGGGAGGGAGTCAGGGTCATCTTTGATGATCTTCGCACCCTTGTCGATGATCTGTTCTAGGATGTCATCATCATTAGGTTGCAAGACACCAATCCTAGACACGTTACTTAGGGATGTTAGTCCCTCTGCCAGAACCAACATAGTCAATCCTCAGGGCCTTCTTGCCCTTGTTCTTCTTGCGTTCCGCAGTTTCTTCAGCACCCATTTCAGGAGCCTCAGGTTCGAGCACAGGTTGCTCAACGGCAGGAGCCTGAACCTTAACCTCAGGAACCTTAGGCTTACTAAAGAGTCCACCCATCAGTTATCTCCATTCTGTTTATCGTATTTATTTCTAAGGTAGGTAACAACCTGTTGAATACCTAGAAGAGTCTCATTACTCTTTTCATACCAAATCATCTTTCGAATATCAAAGATATCCTCAAGTCTCTCAATGAGATCCTTAGGAACATAAGGAAACTCTTCTTCCTCAACAACGTTGTTTTCTTCTTTGTTCATGTCTTCCTCCTACCTAGGACTATTGATTTAATTAAAAATATCCCTAGGGGTATTAGTATTGATTAAAAAGGATTGTACTTCTTGGGTAGACCCTCAGATTTACCTAAAGGGTAATCTTCATAGTGCAAGATTCTAGCCATAGTTGCTTCTCTAATGGCATCCTCTTCAGTAAGACCCTGAGACTTGAATGCTTTCAAGACCTCAGGCCACCATTCAGAATCAGGGTGCCCATTAAGGAGCTTATTGGCTTTCACAGGGCCATAAGTGGGGCACCCCTTATAGCCGTCTGTAACGTCCCCTACTAGGGTCTGATAGCACAGCCATTTCTTGGAGTCCTTCTCAGTGATGTTATGAAAGACATCATTACCGAAATCATAGAAGTAACCGGGGATTGTCTTGAAATCCTTGTCCATAGACACTGCGACACAAATATCTTTATAGACAGGGCTAGTGCAGTAGATACCCACAACATCATCAGCTTCAAGGTACTTGACTGTATGAGAAATGTAGGTTTCTTTAATCTTGTCTACAAGACCTTTGTAACAACAAGGTTTACGATTAGACCGCCTATTGGACTTATAGTCAGGATTGTAGGTTTTCCTAAAGTTATCCTCATCGGAGAAACAGAATACATAGGTAATCTCTTCACCAACAAAATGCTTATTCAGCTTCTCATCAATAGCAATAAGCATGTCGGTAAAGTAATCCCATGCGTCATCTACTTCAGCATGACAAGTCCAAAGACCATCCCCCCAGTCGATATCCTTCTGGACAGCAGAGGACGCCTTAAAGGCTAGAATATCACCGTCTACAAAAGCATATCTCATTATTCACAAGCCTTAAGAATAGCGTATGCCTTACAAGTGAGGCTCCAATAATTAGTGGCTTCACTATAGTAATTAAGGCAAGTAATGTGCCCCCTAGATGCCGCCTCAGCAATCAGCTTGGCATTCTCACGACAGAAGTCCGCCTGAAATTTCGGATTGTTCTGGTTAATATACTTAAGAAAACTAAGGTACTTATTCATTTTCTTGCTGAGGTCCCTCATAGTAAACACTCTCTTCTTCCCAATCAACTTCATAGCCAAGACGTTCAAGAATCTCATAAAAGATTTCTTTGTCAGTCCAGTCTTCATAGAGTTTACAGGGATTTGGAATGTGCATAAACAGCAGTTTACCATTCAAACGAACTTCTGCACCACCTGCAGTCCCAAAAACAGGATCCGTCTTATAGAGCCACTTAATGTCAACAATACTCTTTTTGTTGGTCTTACACAAAGCCATTACCTCCTTAGGTTCATTCTTCTTAAGAATCTTTTCAATCTCTTCTACGGTCATAGGTCTACGAATCATAGCTACTCCTTAGTGGCAAGAATACCAGTTATCTCCAATTTTACCTTCGGTATCCAACTGACAATTAAACTTAAAGAACTCCTGAGTCTGTCTCATAGACTCCTGAGCAATTCGTACACAGTCTTCTGCAATCTCTTTTGTTCTGCAGGCAACCTGTACCTCATCATGCACCCATGCCATCATAGCAAAATCACCGTCCCAACCGTGCTTGTACCCTGCTTTACGCATGTTCTCCTCAACAAGGCATACCCATTTCTTGCAGATAAGGGCACCTGCAGACTGAAGAAGGGTATTCAGAGCCGAGTGAGGGCTTCGCACATAAACAACCCTGCGATCAAGCCCAAGAATACTATGAGTAATACTAAGATTGCTGTTATCAGGGTGAACACGTTTCCTCCAAGTTACCTTATTGACACCTCCGACCCACTCAGAGGCTGTAATGAGAGTTCTTTCAATATCTGAGCAGAGTTCCTTATAGGCAGGTACTGCATTAAAGAATCTTTCCTTAAGAGCCTTACCGTCCTTTGCAGTACCGTTGATGACTTCTCCGAGCTTACCGTCGCCACCACCGTACATCATGCAGTAGATCATAGTTTTCGCTTGATCTCTTGTAGGCAACCCTGCCATCTTCTGGTTATGGGTATGAATGTCACCATTCAAGATCTCATTCACGTATTCCCCATGGTCATAAGGATAGAGAAAATGAGCAAAGCACCTAAGCTCAAGACCTGAAGCGTCGATGCCCGCTTCATACCATCCAGTAGGCACTCTAAAAAGAGACCTACATTCCTCCCCATAGGGAGATCTCCCTGCAGGTACCTGTGCAACATTAGGATAAGCATGAGTTGCACGGCCAGTGACAGCCCCATTAGGATTAACAGAACCGTGAATGCGAGTGTAACCATCAGGATCATCCTTCATCAACTTTAGCCACGCATTGTCACCCTCAGCAAGCTGTGCAATGCGCTTGTTAATAAGCAAATACTCCAAGATGTCCTCAGTAAGATCAATACCCTTAGCAGTCTTCAGAGTCTCTTCATCAACCTTAGGGGCACCTGTAGGAGTCATTTCAGTAGGCTCCCAGCCTCGATCCATGAGAACCTTGGCAATGTGTTGGCGACTATTGGGGTTAAAGGTGACCTCTTCATACTGAGGGTAAGGGACACCCGCCTTAATGCCACGCTTAGCGTTATCCCGCTTATAGATCTTGTCTCCCTTATAGACAGTCCAAGACCCACCTTTGGAAACAAGGTTCTCATAAAGAACCTGCCGCTTACCTGCCAATTCGGAATAAAGTTTGGTTGCTTGATCTTTAGCAAAGACAAACCCATTGCGTTCCTGCTTAGCCATCACCCAAGCAATGTCATGCTCAAGCTGGATTGCCTTAAGGGGGTAACCCTTGGCCATCAGCTTCTGGAACAACTTAAGGGTAACCACAACGTCCTGTTTGTTGTACTCATACATCTCATGAGTAAACTTGTCCCAAGCACCCTCATGTTCGCCATAGGTGCCCTTCAGTTCACCCATACGGTAACCATAAGCCTTCAAGCTGTGGGAACCATAGAGAGCCTTAGGGAGCCTACCAGAACGCATAAGACCAACGTCAGTGTCCTTGATGTTCGAGTAGATCAGACGAGCAAGAACAAGAGTGTCAATACAGACATCTCGAACATCAAATGCAAACCTCTCCCCCTTGAGCTTCTTAAGAGCAGGGATGTCGAATTTGCAGATATTGTGGCCAACGATGCTGTACCCACTAGTACCATACTTATTCAGTGCATCGAAGAACTCATCAAGATCAGTGTAACCAGTGTACAAATCAGTGTAGGAGTTGTACAACCAACCACACCAAAACCTCTTGGTCGTATCAAGCAACCCATCAGTTTCAATATCGAACACAATAAATTTGTCTTTAATTGTCAGCATTTTCTATTCCTTAAATAGCTTTGCTTATTTCTTAAATAGCCTTGTTAAAACTCAGATTCAAAGGGGCAATCTTCAGACCCCTGTGGGCAATCCTTGAGTCTACCTGTTTCAGGGTCATACTCAAGGTAACCACTAATACCCGTAAGGCCGCAGAAACGATTCTTAAGGACTCTGAGAGTCAACACATTAGGATTGTCACCCTGTTGATTTCTCTCAAGACCAATAACCATGTCAGAGAGCTGTGCAATAGCCCCAGACCCTCTAAGTTGACTAAGGGATACCTGTGCACCCTCTTCGTGCCCCTTCTTTTCAGGACGCTTAAGATGAGACACTACAAACATGGTAGCTCCAGTCTCTTCCACGAGGGACCGAAGGTTAGTCATAAGTTTGTCAATAGCCTTACGTTCACCCCCATCCTCATCAGTGTCCATACCAGAGACCACAATGGAGATATGATCAAGGAAGATACGCTTGCACCCTAGGGACACAATCATATACCTGAGCTTACTAAGCAGATTGCCTGAATCAAGAGACCCAAAATGGTCGTACAGGAAGAAGTTTCCGTTTCCAATAGTCTCCGCAAAAGCTCGGCTTCGTTCATCTTCATCTGTACCCTCAGGGTCGAGTATGAGCCGCTTGTTAAGATGAATCGACATGAGTTCCATCCCAGTTTTGCGAGTAGATTCTTCAAGAGCAACAATTCCGCATAGTTCTCCCCTTTGAACACCAAAGTAGTATTCGAGTTCTCTGAGTATTGTGGACTTTCCCATACCACTTCCACTTGTGAAGACATACAGTTCACCATGTCTAGCTCCTTTAGTTTTGTTCTGAAGAGCAACCCAAGGGTACTCCACAGAGTCCTTCAGGTCATCAATATCAGTTACACACTTCTCATAGAGGTCTGTACCTGAAACAATTCCGTCGGGCCTATACGGCTTTGCATTCCATACAGCTTGAAGAACTTCAGACCCCTTGCCTTCACTAAGGCACTCATTAGGATCCTTACAAGGAAGATTAGCAATATATGCCTTACCTGCAGGCAGTATCTTTGCACACTCTTCACAAGCCTTACGACCAGGTTCATCCATGTCAAACATGAGAACCACTTCTTCAAACTTGTCAAGATACTCAAGGTTATCTTCAATAGCCTTCTTAGCCGCTTGTGCCCCATTAGGGATACTCACAACAGGCCACTTATTACCCTGAAGTTGGCTCACAGTAAGACAATCAATCTCACCTTCAGTGATGACGATCTTCTTACCACTAGCCCACAATTGGGATCCATAGAGCCTATTAGAGATACTCCCAAGGACAGCAAAGGACTTATCGGGGAACCTGAGCTTCTGCCCCACAAGGTTCCCAGAATCGTCGTAGTAGCACGCTACTTGGCAAGGCTTCCCTTTGTAAACGGTAGAAAAATACTTGAATTTAGAACAAGTATCTTTACTAATACAACGCTTAGTAAGGGAAACAGCTTCAAGGTCTTCAAAAGGAATACACTCCTTAGACACTCTAGTCACCTCATTCTTTACAGACCCATCAATCTTTACAGACCCATCAGGTCTAAAATAAGTATTACAAGAATAACAATACCTATGGCCATCACTAAAGACACCACAGGCGTCAGAGGAACCACATTCAGGGCAATGCTCATGATAAAGGAATGTACTCTCTTGATTCATCTTTTACTAACCAAATTTACAACGAAGGCTCTCCCAGCCGTACAGGTTTTTATGGTACCGCATGTCTCCTGCCCAAATACAGGGGTGCTCCATGGGTGACATATGGCCTGCATCGAGAAGCCTTCGTGCCAGCTTCTTGTCCTTGTGTTCGTCAGGGCAAGAGCCATCATGGTTGTTATAAGACACTCTAGCACAGCGTGCAGAGGAGATCAGCATGAGATCCTCAATGAGGACTTCAGAGGAACTAAACGAGTTCATACAGTGACTGTCGACTTCCTCTTGGGTGATAAAAGGAAGACTAACGTACTTCCCACAAATACGGTAGACACTAATGATCTTTTTGCCTACCTTGTCCATCTCACCCTTAATAGCCCTTGCAAGATCCTGCATCTCAGGCTGTGCATCACTGGCAAGCCTAAGATTAAGGAAGTTATCCCAATCAGTAGCAGTCACAATCACGTTAATGTACTGGAAGGGCTCAAGGATTCGGTTAATGTGTTGCTTATGGATACCGAGCTTTTCCATACACTTGGCCGTTTCCACGGCGTTACGAGCCGCGTCAAGCCAAAGATTATAGAAGTTTGTAGCTACATCAATAGGAGCCTCTACATCACCTACCATACCCGCTTTATTCATGTAGACCTTAGTCGGGACTACAGGCTTGCTATCAACCTGTTCAATAACCTTATTCACAGGGATGGCACGAGAGCTACTAGCATTCCGTGAGAACATTCTGTGCGTCATGAATTCACTATGGATCATCCTAGGATACCTAAGGACGAACGTATAAAGATTATCCTGATGGCAGATGCAAAGGGCTTCACTTTCCCCAACTTTAGTAGTCATTATCTTCCTCATCATCCTCGTCGTCTTCATCCTCGTCGTCTTCATCCTCGTCGTCTTCTTCATCAAGGGACTCAAGATATTCCTGATACTCGTCTTCCCAACGAGCTTCCCAATCAGATTCCATTCGATCAAGTTCCTTCTGAGTCTGCATAATTGCCTCTCTTTTAAAAAATAAATGGTACCCTAGGAGGGAATCGAACCCTCACGAGCCTTGCTTCTCCACTGATTCTAATTCAGTTGCGTATACCATTTCGCCACTAGGGTATTTTTATGTGGGGGTAACCGTTGCCCCATCGAATCTATTTCGGTAGACATCCTAGTCGGTGCTAAGAGCCGTAGGACTTCCTCACTTCTCTTATGGTGAGAGGAGTACAATCAAACAGCGTATTTGGTACGGCGTGGAGGAATCGAACCCCTTGGCTCCTTCCCGATGTTTTAGGCCGATAGTTTAGAAGACTATTTCGGGGGCACGCCGTGTAAGTTAATAGTATTCCGTAATCTGACGAGAGTTAGCCTTACGGATCTTGTAGTAAGTAAAGCCACTCTTAGGATTCGCATCCATCACAGGCGCTCTGATGGTAATATCATCATTGTACCCATCATACGTGTAGTAAACGATGTAGTAGATGGGCTCATCTGCGGTTGCATCAAAGAATACACAAGAGCATTCGCGGGTAAAGCCAGAAGCACTGAGAATTTTAATCTCATCCCTATAGTATTGCTTGTCAGCCACCGCCGCACATCCTGAATTACCAATAAGAGCTTCAATATCCCACTTATTAAGTACGATGTAGTTTTCTTCCATAGTGCCATCACTTGTGTAAGGCGATTATTGCTTCAAGTCGTCTATTGGTGTCTCTGAGTACCTTAACACCTTCCCCGTGTAGTTCTGCACCTTCTGACAGTAGGTTTCTACACTGGATGATTGACTCTGCATAAGCTCTATCGGTATGTTGCATAATGGCTTTGTTTCCTGCATTGATGTTGTACTGCAGGCGGTTAACCCGCTTATCAATAGCAGATTGCACAACATCAGCGGTAGCAATGTCTTTAAGAAGTAAGTTAATCGTTGCATCCTTTCTTTCCTGTAGAGTCTTTAGTTCCGTTAAGTGAGTCCGTTGCTCCTCTAGGAGAATCTCTTGATTTCTCTTTTCCTCAATAGATTCACCTAGAGCCAGTCCCAGAATGAACGCAAGGATAACCATAAGAGATTTCACATACTGCATACTCTCTCCCTAGGAGTATTGATTTTATTCAATGCGAACAACATCCCCTTCTTCAGGGTCTCCATTAAAGTCCTTAAAGACACCCTTGGAGAAGACTACCTTACTCCAGAACGCCTCAGTATCTTCATACCGAGCAAACTTAGCGCCCTTATACCATCCCTTAACATCAAAGCAAGGGCAGTCTTTTTTGACGCCTGCAAAATCTCTGTGACCAAGGACAACGACTTCATCTTTATAGTAACCTCTGAGATAGTCCAGTAGACACTTAAGAGACTCCTTCTGCTCCTCTGTAAAGTTGTCTACGGACTTGCCCTTAGCATCCACACCACCAATGAGGCAGATACCAACAGAACAGTTGTTGTAACCCTTTACATGGGAACCAATGGCCTCTAGGGGCCTACCTCTCTGGATGGTACCGTCAGTAAGAATTACAAAATGATAACCAATACCCAACCACCCCTGCTGTCTGTGCATCTGGTCAATGGTTTTCCACGTAAAAGATGGCACATTCTGAGTGGCAGAGCAGTGAACGACAAGATATTTAGTAGTCTCTCTATTCTTATAAGAGACAAAAGATTTATGCTCCTCAATCTTTGGAGCCTTGAAAGAAACCATATTTTAATTAACCTTTATTAATAAGAATACCTTCATGGATTACCTTGGGATCCTCTTTAATCCATTCAAGAGGGATTGTTTTGTCTGAATACTTGATCCCATTCTTTTCACAAAAGGACGCATAAGTTGTTTTGCTTCCTTTGTAAATAGGGGTTTTGGATCTACTAAAGACAAAGCGAATGTCCAACTCTGGGTGTTGAGCCTTAATTAAAATATGTTTCTTCCTATCTTCAGAATCCCATACACCTTTAGTTTCTATGAGAATCCCATTAGGCAAAACGAAGTCAGGAGTATATTTGTGCTTACTTGCGGGCACAATATACTCCAAATACTTCTCCTCATAATGAGGCTCAATACCGAAGGCCCTGAGGGAGTCTGAGACTTTCTCCTCAAGGCCACTTCGGTAAGTTCCCCTGTTGTGCATCCTCTTTTTACTATAGGCCGCACTACGGGTAGTCATTTATTCCTCTTCATGCTCCTTAAGCAGGTTGCTACGAGAAGGGAGCATAATCCTACAGCCTTCATGAACCTCATCTTCATAAATGTCATACTCATAAGAGCCGAAAACTCGAATGAAGTATTTATTGCCACTATCGCTCCAATCGAACAAGATTTGTCCAATCATAAGGTCGGGACGGCAGAAGCACTCTGCAGATTCGTCAACAGGGTCAAACATGACAAGGACACAGGCACCACCAACACTGCTAAGATCCTTGCTGAGGAATTCATCAATGCTGTAAGGCTTATCGTACTCGACTACTTCAGAATCTTCAAAGATAAGATCCTTATCCTTGACATAGAACGTGAACGAGTAGGGCATCACACCGTAGATGAATTTAGCGTCATAGAAAGCGGTAGTGCTCTTGAAGTCCTTCTTATCGCTCCCAGCAAAGGAGCAATAAAAGTCAATTGGTGCCTTACCATACTTTTCAAGGTGCCAGTTGTAGCGCTCAATTGCGGACTCAAGAGCCTTTTCAAGGCCTTCCTCAGTAAGGAGGAGTCCGAGCCCTTCACGAATCTTAGGGCCGAACGTAAACTTAATCATTTAGAAATCTCCGGGAACGTCATCGTCAATATCTTCAAAGCTCTTAGAGGAATCCTCAGGCTCCTCACCGTTATAGCCTTCTTCTTCTTCAAAGCCATAAGAGGACGCAGAGGAATCCCCGAACTCATTCAGAGAGATAACCTGAACTGCAAGAAGTCGCAGAGAAAGCCCACAGGTACGCGTAGAGGGCATGTAGTACGGGTTGGCAGTGAAGGACACCTTGATGACACTGTCTCGACCGATGTTGACGTCAATGGGCTTCCCCTTAGAGTCAAACTGACGGATCTTGACGGGAATCTTGGAACCATCCTTCTTCGTAATGACCGCCTTCTGCTTGAACTTCATCACAATGCGGCCTTCTTCGTCCTTTTCGTAGATGTCCTGAGTCACCACCTTGCGACCCTTAGAAATGGCCTGCTTGACATTGTCGTCATTCTCATAGAAGTCCTCAAGGACTGCCTCGAGCTTAGACACGAGGGAATTGGTCTTCTCATCATCTTCCATGACAAGATTAACCTTGTAGTCACCCTCTGGATTGAACTTCGTGTCAGGAGTCTTGAGAGCGGGATACTGTGCGAGACCCTTGGGGGTCGTGAAACGATTGTTGTTGCTAGACATTAATTACTTCCTTGTTTGTTTAACCTAGGGAGGCTAGGTTACTCTCCCTAGGAGTATGAATTTTATTAGTTTAACCTAGGGAGGCTTGGTTACTCTCCCTAGGAGTATGGATTTTATTAGTTGAGGTTAGCTAGAGCTAGCTTACTAGCTAAGGCTAGCTTACTAGCTAAGGCTAGCTTACTAGCTAAGGCTAGCTTACTAGCTAAGGCTAGCTTACTAGCTAAAGGCGTACATGGACTCCTTGACTTGCTCAAGATCAAGGTTTCCCTTAGAGGGAATCTCAGGGAGCTTGTCGATCATCTTAGGAGACAAAAGGTTTCCAATGTGATCGTGAAGATCCTGCAGTACATCATTCTTGCTGTAGGTATCTACAAACACTTCCCTAACGGTCGTGAACATGATGTCACCATGTCCCGCAGGTGCTCCATAGGAGTCATGAATCATCGCAAAGGACTTGACGCCCTTGTCTACACAAGAGCACACCGTAAGCATAAGGTGGGAGGCATCCATGCTATGGACGTAGTTGGGTGCAATACCCTGCTTCTGCTTTCTGGTGTCAATCTCGGGGGTACTCTCGTACACCACGGGGTTGATAGAGGCACCTTCCTCAATCTGGCTATCTTCCTTAAATGGCTCCTTGACTCGAATGGTCCCAGTAGTAAACGTCCTGAGTTGCTTAAGCACAACCTTGTTGTACTTCTGTTTTACAGGGAATCCTGCAGGGGTAATCCAATAGGTAGGCATACTTTGGCCGTTAATGTCCTTGTCCTGAGCGAGGAGACCGCTTGCAACCTGTAACCAACCCATAGCCTCCACAGCTTTCACTACGACCCCTTGCAGGGCTTCCCAGATCAATCCAGCCATGTACCTAGCGGACTGGCTAGGGCGACTGAAGGCCGTGGGATTCTTTGAAAGAGCAGGGTAAATGGTATCTTCTAAAACCTGTTCGGCAAAGCCAAATTTACTAGAGCCATAGCAGAGCGTCATGGTGCTACGCTTAGTCACCTTACGGGTAACTCCGTGCTTGAGCCATTCCGTGGCCATACTGCGGGTGCCCTTCTTCAGGTAATCGTCACCGTCTTCAGTTTTAGCCATGGTGTCATCGGTACCATTGTCATAGTCCTTTTTAAGCAACTCGGTGACCTTGGTAGCGACAATGCCATAGATGTCATGGACATGATCGTCAGGCATGAGGTTGACGGCTTCCCCACCGAATTCATCCCTTAGCATCGCAGAGAAATGCTGTAAGCCAGAGCAGGAGCCATCGAATGCAATCGGGAGGTGAGACACATAAGAGTCGCCCTTATCCAGATAGTCCGACCATTCAAAGCAGAACGCAAGGAATTCCCACGGGGAATCCGTCTCAGTCCATCGGAGATCCTGCAAGGGATCCTTGGCAATAGACAGAATCATGTCGGTGTTCTCATAGACCCAAGCAATACGCTCTTCAAAGGGTTTCTTGTCAAGGCCGTAGCAGTTAGCACCCTGAAAGGCCAGCCAAGTATGCCCATTCTCACCAAGAGGCACCCCCTCGGCAAACTCAAGGAGCGACTTAGTAAAGTCGTTTCCTTGAGGGCTCAACTGGGTCAAGGGATAGACACGACCACGGAAATCAAGATTGTGGGGGAAATAAATTTCCATGTCGTCCTTGTAGGTGTTTGCCAGTGCTAGGACACCATTGACAAGATAACGCTTGCTCTTACGCTTATTGTCGTCTTGATAGTAGTGCACCATAGCACTTCGCCAATCACGCTGGACCTCCTCGCTAGTGTCTGCCTCTACAGGCCTCACAGGAGGCTCCGCAGGAGTCGCAGAGGGCATCTCAAGGCCCTCAGGAATGTGGGCCCAAGAGCAAACCTCGTTAGCCACGTCGAGCACTCTACGGTTGATCCTCCAAGCCGTAGACTGTATGGCATTGACGGCCTTATACACGTTAGGCATGTCAACCTCATCGTAGAGCTGTGCACACTCCTTAGAGGGCATTCTAACAAGCTGTATGGGTTTCTTAAGGTTGATCAGGTAACCACCATCAAAAGGGGTAGTCCACGGCTTAGGAGGGATCACCATGGGCCGATTTTGGAACATGAGACTAGCCGTTTCCTTGTCCTCGTGTTCCAAGTACGTCAACACATCAGGGTCAAGACAGAAAATGTAATGTACGTTTTTGTTGTCACTCATAGTTTTCTCAAGGGCACCTAAGCCAGTAGACACGATGAAAATGTCTACCAACTTAAGACCTACCTGAACTCTATTAGCATTACCCCACTTGTTCCATCTCTTGAGTCTCTTTTCGTCTGCTAGGATTTTTTCTCTGTTTTCAACATAGCGCTTTTTGAAAAGCATGGAAATACGCTTATCAAGCCCTGCATTGAATCTGCTGAGCTCTTTCTTGTCCATGGTTGCAACTACCATCTTGAATCGAAGTTCATCCTCAATAGCTTCACCAATTACAGAAGACAATTTGGTTAAAGACACGATTCCAAGGGAATTTTCAATGATGGTTCTAATGGAAATGAATGCGATTTCTTCGGAAGACAAAGACCGAATTAGGGATGCCATCACATGACGCTTACCGGGCTTTCCAGTATCAGCATCCTTGAACCATTTATCAAGGGCCTTAGTCATGACAGGGATGGCTTCACTGATAAGGACTCTAGATGCACCCATATTACCAAGAGCACCGCTTTCAATGGCCTTATTACGCTTAGACATGAAAGCATTAAAGGCATTTTCCTTGCTTTCAAGTTCTAATTCAATTTCCCTGTCTACACGGGCTTTGCCGTATTTAAGACAAAGATCATCATATTCATTTTCACCATCAATTCTAAAACTATTCAATTTATCATAAGACATAGGGGTTACCTTTAGTTATATCTATAGATCTTTTATACTCTTTTATATAGGGTTATATAGGTGATGATGTAGGATATTACCCATAGTTAAACTATAGACTCCTGTGGTTTCCTTTAGATTTCCTTAGGAGTCTATAGATCTTTTATACTCTTTTATATAGGGTTATATAGGTGATGATGTAGGATATTACCCATAGTTAAACTATAGACTCCTGTGGTTTCCTTTAGATTTCCTTAGGAGTCTATAGATCTTTTATACTCTTTTATATAGGGTTATATAGGTGATGATGTAGGATATTACCCATAGTTAAACTATAGACTCCTGTGGTTTCCTTTAGATTTCCTTAGGAGTCTATAGCCTCTTTCACCCCCCTCCCTAGGAGTATGGATTTTATTAAATCCTCGTGTCTCCTCTAACCATTGATTTTACCTTTTTCGATGTACTCACCGTTGACCTCGATGATACCGAATTCTTCGAAAGTAAACAGCCAGTCGGAATATGTCAGATATTTGTTTCTGTCTTTCTCTGCGGATTCACCCTCTTTGCGTCCTGCTCTGAACGCATATTTAATCATATTGCCCTTAAGGAATCCAATGAATTCCTCATGAGATAATACATTGAGCATCAATTCAATAGGCTGGACAGCTCCCATGTAATGGGTACTGGTTTCAGGCTTTCCACTGTTAATTTCTTCCATTTCGTCTCCTTTAGTAATAGATTCCCATGAGTTTGCAAATAAGGACAAACAAAGGGAAAATCCCTAGAATGATTGCAATTCCAATGAACACAATCAGGTATTCTTTAAGATTAAGCATTCTTTTCAATCTCCTTAATATGGTTATTCCACATTGACAGGATTGTATTCATAACGGAGCCGTGCATTGAAGCATTTCCAATGAGTTCCATAGAGCCCCCTTTCTTAAACTTATACAGCTTGCCCTCTACAGTCTCACCGCCTGAATATTTACCGGTGAAAGTGTAGATAGACTCGCAGTCCGTAAAGGTGACTGCATATGCCCCATCTTTCCAACGATAGAAAAGAATAGAGGCTATGTCAGAGCGTTCAATGATGGTGGTGGTGCGAGTATACATGATGTCTCCTATGGGCGCTCCTAGGTGCCTTAATTTGGCTCCTAGGGGCATTCCTTTAGTTGTTTGTCGTGGTTGCTAGTGGCTGCTAGTGGTTGCTAGTGGCTGCTAGTGGTTGCTAGTGGTTGCTAGCTTAGCCCTATGAATCTAGCCGAATGTCATCCTTGGGGTTGACGCTAGTCAACACAGTGTTAAAGCCCTCTGCTTTAGCAATTAGCAATATCAAGGAATTCATGGGTATTGAAGTTGTTAGTATTCCTTACCGCAACTCTCAGGGGCATCCATGGGAATGATACCCGTGTAGTCACCATTGATGAGAGCAGGCAAAGCCCACTCTGCCACCATGTAAGACGGACATGCATCCAACAGCTTGCGTACTTGTGCATTCATCTTCAATACTCCTTGCTAGATTCAGTGGGATCCCTTAGGACTCGTTAGAGATTATACCCGATAATCCCCAGCGTTGCAAGAGTGATGAGGATATTAATCATCATCATCATCATCATGCCTCCCACAGTCTTGAGAGTGTCCAGAAGATCGGTGTCTTTCTCAGAGGCGCTGTCCTGTTCGACCTAGACCTTAGCAGGTTCCCTAGACCTTAGCAGGTTCCCTAGACCTTAGCAGGTTCCCT